TGAGAATGGCAACGATTAGAAGTAAAAATCTTAAACAACGATTCAAACTTACTACTGATGCTTATGATCAACAATTTGTCCACCAACGTGGTCTATGTGCTATCTGTGAGAAACCAGAGGTAAACAAAGACGCCAAAGGTAAGGTCAAATGGTTAGGTGTTGACCACAATCATGTTACTGGTGAGCTTAGAGGTTTATTGTGTTATAAGTGTAACACTGGTTTAGGAAAGCTTGGTGATAGCTTAGTGACACTACAGAGTGCCATTAAATATTTAAAGGAAAGAGGAAGTTATGGAGAATAAAAAACCAGTACTAATAGTTGATGGTGATATTTTAAATTTCACAGTATGTAGAGCAACAGAAGATTATTCAGATTTTGGAGATCAAATATGTAAGTCTTTTGATACAGAAGGTACTATCAGGTTATTAGACCAAGGTATACAGAATATTGCTGATCAATGTGGTTATAATAGAGAAGATATTATATTCTCTATTTCATGTACTAAGAATTATCGTAAAAGTCATTTCCCAACATATAAAAGTAATAGAAAAGATGTAGTTAAACCTTTAGGATTAAAGTTTATCAGAGAACATCTACTAGCTAATACTGAGAAATATAATTTATTTATGATTGAGGAATTAGAAGCTGATGATTGTATGGGTATAGCAGGGACATCAGGTGATGATAGTATATCAATATACAGTCAAGATAAAGATCTTAGAACTATACCAGTAAGACAATGGGATTTCAAGACAGGTAAATTCTGGACACCAACATATGATCAAGCAATGAAATGGTTGTATACTCAGGTGTTAACTGGTGACACTGTGGACGGTTATAAAGGTTGCCCTAGGATTGGTAAGGTTAAAGCTGAGAAAGCACTTATAGACTGTAAGAATGACTTAGAGTTATTGGAACAGGTATTTGTTAGATATTATATGTTTTATGATAAAGATAGTGACTTAGCTAAAGAGAAATCTTTAGAACAATTTGGTCAAGCTAGGATATTACATCAGTCTGATTTTATGGAACTTAAACAAAATAACAAAACGTTTAATCCCTATGAGATACTAGGTGTTAATACAGCTATGTTAGAAGCTTGGGCTGATTCTTATGTTGAATCAATAGCAGTAGCTAAGAAGAAACCAAAAATAAAGAAGGTTAAAGATGTTTAGATGTATGAACAGTAAATGTAAAAAAGAAACAGTACTATTATATTATTTATCAGAGTATGGTCAAAGAGCCAATAGGACAAAAGATGGTAAAGAATATTGTAAAGAATGTTTCAATAAGAAATTCGAGGAAAAACATAATGACAAAAGTAACAAAAAGTGAGCGTAAGTATGGTAAGAAAGAACCTACTGAAAAGGTCACTAAAGGTAAAAGTTCTAAAAAAGATCTTGATGAACAGGTAGAGGAAATGTATAAAGTACTTATAGATGGTTCTGGCTTTAGTAAAGCTATGAATTATGATGGTTGTCAAGAATTAATTAGGAAATATGAATCAAACGCTAAGAGACTAAATAGGTTAAAGCCTAGTTTAGTATTAGTTAAACAATAGGAGGATATTATGGGTGGGAAATCCAATTCTATATCAAATATAGTAAAAGATGTAGCTAAATCAGTTGATAAAGCATCAGGTACAAAGATGGGGTCAAATGTTTTTGATGTAATTAATAGTACTGGTATTGGTGAGGTTGATAGAAAATTGTCAGGAGATAAAATCATATTATCCCCAACTAATCAGAAGGAAGAAGCAGCTAAAGATGCTGCAAGAGCTGATACTAGACAACGTGAGCAAGCAATTTCTGATCAAAAAGAATTAGATTCTAATCTTAGAAGACAAGAAGCAACAAGTGCTGATGCAAGTGGTGGTTCAACTATTCTATTAGGTAAGAAAGGTAAAAAAAGTAAAAAAAATAAAGGTTCGGTATCTGCAGGCATGGGATTGTCTACAGGTAAGACAGGATTACAGTCTTAAATGGATAACATGAATATGGGTGGTGCTAAGAAGAGATATGAAAAACTCACAGCAAAGAGAGTCAATTATCTTACTAGAGCAGAGGATGCTTCTAGACTGACAGTACCCCAATTATACACAGGAACGTACGATGGTAGTAACGAAGGTAATTCTTATGGAAATCCCTATCAATCACTAGGTGCACGTGGTGTAAACAATTTAGCAAACAAGATTATATTAACTTTATTCCCACCTGCTACAGCTTTCTTTAAAATGGGTATTAGTCCTATTACATTGAAACAGTTAGGAAAAGGTGAAGGTGAAATAGATCAAGCTTTGCAAGTATTAGAAAAAAGTATTGTAAATGAAATGGAGATATCTCAACTTAGGTCAACACTTGTTGATTCGCTTAAACAAGCTATAGTTGGTGGTTCACTAGTTTTACATGTACCAGAAGAAGAAAATCCTAAAGTTTTTAGTTTAGAAAGCTTTGGTATTAAGAGAAGTAAATCTAAGAGAGTTCTAGAATTAATCATTAAAGAATCTATGATGTATTCTGAACTAGATAAAGGTTCTCAGAAACAACTTATTGAGTCTGGTAGACTTAAGGAAGATCATAAAGACGGTAAAGAACCTTTATGTGTCTATACTGTTATAAAAAGACAAGACGATGGTATGTATAAAGTACACCAAGATATCTATGATTTAGTTATGGAAGGTACTGAAGGTATTTATAAAGAAAAGGAATTACCTTATATATTCGTACCCTTTGTAGATCGTGGTGAAAGCTATGGTAGATCATACTGCGAAGATTTCATAGGTGATTTAAATTCTTATGAAGGTCTTAGACAATCAGTATTAGAAGCTGCAGCAGAATCAGCAAGACTTATATATCTAGTAAAACCAAATGCTACTTTAACAGTTAAAAAGTTACAGTCAGCTAGAAGTGGTGATGTACTAGTAGGTAATCCTGATGATGTTGGTGTATTACAAGCTGATAAAAGATTAGATTTACAAATTGCTCAGGCTGAAATGGAGATACTAAGAAGAGATTTAGGTACTTTATTTCTATTAGATAGTTCAGTTACTAGAAATGCAGAGAGAGTTACAGCAGAAGAAATTAGAAGAGTATCACAGGAACTAGAAGTTTCACTTGGTGGTATATACTCAACACTTGCTAATGTACTTCAAGAACCTTTAGTTAATCTTTATCTAAATAGACTAAGAAAGAAGGGTAAAATCAATGACGCATTAAAAGATATGATTGAATTAGAAGTTACAACAGGTTCAGCAGCTTTAGGTAGAGGTACAGAATTTAATTCTATTACAGCTTTCCTTCAGACTACACAAGCTATACTTGGTGAACAATTTGCTACTTATGTTAAGATGCCTGAACTTATTGCAAGAGTTGCTAATAGTTTAGATATTGGTACATCAGAATTAATTAAGAGTGAAGAAGAGATTCAAGGTGAACAACAAGCGGCACAAGAAGCTCAAATGGCACAACAAGCAATTTCCCCTGCAATAAATGCAGCATCTAAACAAGGACAAGAATAATGAGTGAAGAACAAGCAGAACAAAATAATGAAGAAGTAGTAAGTGAATCGAGCGATCAATCGGTAGATCAATCTAGTGAAGAAACTCAGCAGGCTTCCACAGAGCAGCAAGTAGATACTTCACATGAGATTAATACAACCGGTAGTGAGTTAGGTTTAGAGAAGAAACAAGAAGAAGAGAGTAGTGAATCTTCAGCTTTTTCTTCAGAAAGTATTGACAGTCTAGTACAGTCAGCACTCAGTGGTGAACTAACAGATGAACAAAGGGCACAGATAGACGCAGATGGTCTAGGTGGGCATTTTGACATGATTGTTAGTGGTCACAAGGCACAGATTGCAAAGAATGACGCAGAGATAGTAGGAGTAGCAGGTGGACAAGAAGCATATACAGAATTACAAGAATGGGCAGCATCCAATCTTGATGATTCAGAAATTGATTCTTTTAATCGTGCTGTACTAGAAACTGGTGACATTGGAATTGCAAAACTGGCAGTAGAGGGCTTACAAGCTAGATATCAAAGAGCTAATGGGCAAGCACCGAGTAAAATAATCGAGGCAGGTGGTACTAGCAATGAAAGTAATCGACCATATAATAATGTGAATGATTACATTAACGAAACAATGTCTATGAAATATAGACAAGATCCTGAGTACGCAGCACAAGTTGAGGCGAAAAGAAATCTATCAGGATTCTAACCAAGGAGGAATAAAATGGCATATAGTTCACAAGGGGTAAATAATGGCGCTGCACTAAACGGTACAGTAGACAGAGAATTATTTCAAACTAAAGCAGCAACAGATGTTTTAAAGTATTTTAAAGTAACAAACATAGCACGTCAATTAATTACAAATGATTCAATTGATAGTGGTAAATCTAAATCATTTCCAGTTGTGGGTAACGCTACAGCATCATCAAGAGATGAAGAGACTTTAGCAGAGCTTTCACTTCAAAGTGTTAAAGCTACTGAAAGAGTAATTGCTATTGACGACTTAACAGTTGCTCATAGTTGGATTTCAGATCTTGATAACGCAATGGTTCATTATAATGCAAGTGCTGCACATATTGAGTCTATCGGTAGAGCTTTATCTAAAGCAGTTGATATTGCAATTATCGCTAAAGTAATTGAAGCAGGTCGTATCGTAGATGCTTCTGCAGCAGCTACAGCAGGTCTTAAAGTATTTTCTGATGATGTATTTTCAAGCATTGCTCAAACTGCACAGGACTTTGATAATGCAATGACAGGTTATGAAGTTCAATCAATGATGGCTTCAGCTATGACTGAATTTAGAGACAAAGATTGTGTTGGTGATCCAGTATATTTACTTAGACCACAACCGTACTTTGCATTACTTAACAACGCTGCTCAAACAGGGTTAACTTGGGTAAATGACGAGTATGCACAATCAGGTAAAGTACCAATGGTACTAGGATCTAAAGTTATGTATTCACCTAACTTTCCTGCTGTTACATCAGTTACAGGTGATGAGAATGCAGTAGGTGTTCTTTTCTCTAAAGAGTGTGTAGGTATCTTAGAGTTACTTTCTGTATCTATTAAGACTGATTATATTCCAACTAGACTAGCTGACCTTATGGTTGGTAAACTAGCTGTTGGTTATGGTATTCTTAACCATGGTTCAGCAATTACTTTTGGATTTGTAGAACAAGCATAGAAATAATTAACTCCTATGAGGGTTAATTAATAATATTGGGGAGGCTTAATTGCTTCCCCTTTTTTTGGTAATTAAAACAAGGAGATAAATAATGGCAATGTTAACAGAATTAGAAGCAATAAATCAAATACTTAGTGTAACAGGTGATTCGCCTGTATCAAGTATAAATAGTACATATGAGCAAGCTGTTGTAGCTAGACGTATACTATTAGAAATTTCAAAAGAAAAACAAGCAAAAGGTTATTGGTTTAACGAGGTAGATGAATTTTTAATATTAAAAGATAGTGATGGTGAAATTAACCTACCTTCTGAGACTATACGATGTGATGTACCAAGAGACTCAGGTGATCTTGTACAAAGAGGTTTAAAATTATTCAATAAAAAATTAAATACATATAATATAGGTTGTGATGTATCAGTTAACCTAGTATCTGAATTAAGTTGGGCATTATTACCACAGTCATTTAGACAAATAGTAGTAGCATATGCAAGTCTAAGATATAATACTGAATATTTTGGTTCACCTGAACTTAATATGAATATACAGAATGATATATTAGCTAAAAACTTATTACTTCAAAAAGAAGATATAGATAATAGAGATTTAAATATGTTAAAAAGTGTAAGATCTAGTAATATAGCATTTAGAAATAGGAGGTAATTATGAGCTTAATAAGTAGAGTTATAAAAAACCTTACCAATGGTATATCACAACAAGCACCTAGTGTTCGTTTAGATAATCAAGTTGAGGATCAAGTAAATATGATACCTGATATATCAGGGATACTAACACGAAGAAGTCCTGTTAAGTTAGAAGACATAGTTGATCAAGATGGTTCAAGAGTTTACTCAGAAGATCATGCTATGTTTAATTTAACAATAGATGAGCAAATTGTTGCTATTGGTATAAAACCAGATGGTACATTATATAGATTTGATGAAAATTTTGCTGATACTACTACTATCACACAAGCGGCTAGTGTTAAAACCTATCTAACTCATACAGACAAGAAAGACATTGCAGTAGTAGAGACTAGTGATAAATTATTTATCTTAAATAGAGGTATAACAGTAGCTTTAAATACTGCACCTGTAGTATCTACATCTACATATACTAGGAGTTTAATATGGGTTACTTCAGCTTTTCTTGATGCTACTTATAAAATTACTCATTATGCAGGTGGTACAGCTACATTAGTAGGGTCACACAAGGCAGTAGCTACTGATACACCTAAGTCTATTATAGGTGCATTAATATCAGGAGCAGCTACAAATATGACAGCATCTATACCTTTAACTAAAACTTTTCACCAAGATAATAATACAGTTATTGTTAGGAATGATGGTTTAGACTACTTTGAAGTTGAATGTGATTTTGGTGATCACATAAAGACTATAGCAGAAGCTAACCCATCTAACACTAAAACAATGTTAGATCCTGCAATTTTACCTGTTAGAGTAGCTACAGGGGTAGCCGACACTTTAACACCAGTAGGTACGGATAATTTTCTAGTTAGAGTTAACCCTAGTGTTAATGAAGATTTGAATACATATTATCTTAAGTACTCTAGTGAGTTTGATGCATGGGTTGAAGTTAATAATATATATATTGATACTTTAAATAATGAGACTATGCCTTGCAGCATAATTAAAGATACTGTAACAACTATTACTATAGATCATTCAACTTTCTTAGCACCACAGGCAGGTGATAACCTAAGTAACCCACCACCTACTGTAGTTGGTAGTAAGTTAAAGGATATGATAATATTTAATTCACGTCTAGGTTTTGCTACAGAGAGTACTTTAGTATTTAGTGTAATTGATGATTATCTTAATCTATATAGAACAACTACTTCATCATTCTTAATAAGTGATGCTGTTGATTTAGAGTTAGATTCTAGTAAATTAGGATATAGAACAATAGATAACATATTCAGTATGGATAATAATATAATTATTAACACAGGGTTGTCTCAAAGTATGCTTGCATTACCTCAGAATTTAGATATATCTAGAGCTATATTTGCTCAAGTTTCATCATTCGATTTAGGAGACAATGTACCTGTACCTATTAGACGTTCAATGTACTTTCCTATTAATTCAGGTAGCTTTTCAACAATTAAAGCTTTTTCACCAGATACAGAGACAGGTACAGGGTTTGTAGATAATCCAGTAACTAAACACTGTGAAAAATACATTAGAGGACATATAATACAAAGTATGTACGCTAATGACATATACCTAGCACGTACAGATTATGATGCTAAATCTATATATGTTCAGCATACATATGTAGCAGAGGGTACTATAGTACAAAATGCTTGGCATAAATGGACATTTAAGTATGATATAAAATATATATATTCTACAGG